GGATGGACACTACAAGCAATCGGTAACGCATTTGACCCACCTCGACGTCGATCAACTGTAAAAGCTTGGGTAGATAAAAAAGATACAATCCACCCAATCAACGTGCCTATTCCAGACCCTACCCACAAGACCCCTAAAAACGGCTACCAACGCCTCACACCGGTCTCGCCTGGTGTGCCGGACGATGTGGCCGACGTCCTTAAGAATCTAGCCCCTCTAGCCCGTCTATACCGTGCCAGAATGCCATCGACGTCCAGGGAGTCACAAGCAAATCAAGAAATGGATAGATTAGTTAAAGAGCTTCGCTCCAACAATGTTTCGATTGCTGATATTGCTAGAGCTGCCGACGTCACCCACCGTGCAATAGCCAGACGTTTGAATAAGTAGTAGACTGTAGCTATGCAAATACTTTACGATGTTTTCCCAGCACACTTTGTGATCGTTCCACCAAACCCATTTATTGAAGTTCGCAATCTTTCTTCTAATCCTCCAACTAAAGGCGCGTACTACGCTGCCACCACTCGGGTGATTATCACTGAAACCAATATCACGGTTGCTGCCGACTCGCCCGACGGTCCTCAAATTATTTTTAATGAGACTTACAAGATGTTTATCAAACCAGCTAAGGTTGAGCAGGATGCCCACGTTGTCACTGAGTCTGGAAAGATGATTGCCTTTTCAAAAGACACAAACTGTGGTTGTGGCTCACGTCTGCGTTCTTGGAACCCGTATCGTACGCTAGGATCTATATATGATCCATCTAACTGAACCTACGCCATTCCAGTTTATAGTTCTAGCATTAGCAACATACAGGCTAGCTAGACTAATCACCATCGACGTCATTTTTGAGTGGCTAAGAAATAGAATCTGGAAACGTTTTCCACCTTCTACAACCTTTGGTTATTTATTTACTTGCGTTTGGTGTATGTCGATTTGGTTCGCATCACTTATCACAATATCGTATACAATAGAACCAGCAATAACGACACTTATTTGTGTGCCGTTAGCCCTTTCGGCAGTTGCAGGGATCATAACCGCACGAGTAGATTAATCTCTCGTTCCGTTATAAACGACAGGAGCTATTTTGGGCATTTTCACGCGCGACCCTAATCAAAATTCGTCGCAACCTAACCGCACAACCGGCATTCGCGCATCTGCGCCTAACCAGTCTCAAAGACCGGCCACCCCATATATCAGTCCTGCCGGTATCGTTCAGGCACAGCCTGCCCCTTATCTAGCCCTTCGCCCTCTTACCGCTGCTGCAACTCAAATCAAACTTAACGACCCAAACGAAGCTAACAAGTTCCGTAACAGACGTATCTCACAGTCTTCTACTTGGCAGTCTGAGGCTTGGGAATACTACGACGCTATTGGCGAAGTAAAATACGCCTTCAACCTTGTTGCCTCAGTTGTTTCTCGTATCCGCCTCTACACCGCCATTGTTGAAGATCCAGCAGAAGCTCCTAAGTCTGTGACTCTTGTTGACAACATGAACCGAGAACTAGCCAACGCTTCAGAACGTGCCCTAGCTCGCCTAGACTCTGCCTACGGAGGTCAGGCTGGTCTTCTTCGCGACTGTGCTTTAAACCTATCTGTAACCGGAGAATGCTACCTAGTTCAGATGCCGGTTCAGGTTGGGTCTGGCTTCCCTGAAAGCTGGGATATCCGTTCAACTGACGAACTTAACGTTGACACCAAGGGTCAGTACATCATTTCTCCACGCAGAGAGTTCCAGCAAGGCACTAGCAGTGCTAACCAAATTAAAAATGGTGCAGTCATTCTGCCAAAGAGTGCATTTGTTGGCCGTATCTGGAGAGCTCACCCGCGTTACTCAGAAGAAGCTGATTCGAGCCTACGCGGTCTACTAGACATGTGTGCCGAACTTCTACTTCTAAACCGCACATTCCGTGCGACAGCTCGCTCCCGCCTAAACGCTGGTGCTCTCTATCTTCCAGACGGTCTTTCTGTTGCCGCAACTCCAGACCCTAACTACCCATATGAAGATGAAGATGGTCTATACGCTGAACCTACTCCAGAGGAGCTAGCAGACGAGTTTGAAGACCAACTAATCGACGCGATGACAACTCCGATTCGTGACGAGGACTCTGCCTCAGCAGTTGTTCCACTGATCATTCGTGGTCCTGCTGAACTTGGTGACAAGATCAAGCAGTTCAAGTTTGAGCGTTCATTTGACCCTGCACTTGCAGAACGTGCTGACCGTGTTCTAGAGCGTATTCTTCAAGGTCTCGACGTCCCTAAGGATATTGTTACCGGTCTTGCAAACGTTAAGTACTCAAATGCAATGCAGATTGACGAATCTCTTTACAAGGCTCACATTGAACCTCTGATGCTTCTTATTGCAGATGCGTTGACTGTAGTTTACCTACGTCCTTATCTGATTGCTAACGGCTATGACCCAGTTGAAGTAAACAAGATTGTTGTTTGGTTTGACCCAAGCCAGGTTGCTACTCGTAACGACCGCGCAATGGATGCAGACGCTGGTTTTGAGAAGATGGCAGTCTCATTTGAGACTTGGAGACGTGCTCACGGGTTCTCCGACGCAGATGCTCCAAACCCTACTGAAATAGGTCTGCGTATTCTTCTTGACAAGGGTATGATTACTCCAGAGCTTACAGAATCTCTTCTTGGTGCTTATGCTCCAGAAGTTATGAAGGCTGCTCGTGAGACTCAGCAGTCTGCTAGCGTTGGTCCAATGCCAGACGCACTACAACAGGCTCTTCAGGGCGGGCAACCAGGGGCTCCAGCAGCTCCAGGAGCTCCAGGCTCTGAACTAGCAGCTCCACCTGCTCCAACCGCTACTGAAGCTACTGCGCAACCAGAAGGTCCGCCAGTTTCTTTAGCAGAACCAACAACAAACGAATCACAAATCCCCCAGTAAATTAAGGAAATAAAACTATGAACATGATTGTTCCAGGAGAGGGTGCACCAGTATCTCCTCAGATTGGTTTGCAACATTTAGCTCAACAACTCGCTGAAATTCTTGCAGACACAGTAGTACTACATTACACGGCTCAAGGCTTCCACTGGAATGTCAAGGGCCCACACTTCAGCCAGTTCCACGAGTTCTTTGGTGAAATATACGAAGACTACTACCATGCAGAAGATGATCTAGCTGAAGCGATTCGTCGCCTTGGCTATGACGCGCCTCACCTACTAACCGAGTTTGTTGAACTAACCTCCGTAGACATACGTCGCGTTGTTGGAGACCCTCTAGAGATGTCTGCTGTTCTTTACGAAGGAAACCTAATGGCTTTAGTTTGCCTACAGGAAGGTGTTGACCTTGCTCAGCAACTTGACCAGCAAGACGTTGTAAATCTACTTGCAGCTCGCATTGACATGCAGAACAAGTGGAAGTGGCAGTTGGGCGCAACTATTGGCGCAGATGCTACTCAGGTAAACACCATCATTATTCAGGATTCTTCTGTAACACCTCCGGCTGATATGGGAAAATCTAAGGCTGAGTTTTCTATAAGTGCAGATGACGCTTCGTTGTCTGTGGAAACTCAGCCATTTGTTGACCTATTGAACTACAGTGGGGATGACGAGTTTTTTGCTGATCGAGAGGGCGATTTCGTTTCTTTAGGAGCTCCAGAGCTAGAACTAGAGGACGAAATTGTCTTTTCCGACGAAGAAATCGTTGATTTTTCAACAAAAAACAGAAAATTGACTTTTTCTAGCCAAACTGAAGAAATTTTGAGTCAAAAAACAGAAAAACACAACTCAAGCGTTGAGTTTTCTGACAAAAAAGTGACTTTAGATCAGATTAAAGTTGTTTATAGACGCGGAGTTACTGATTTTGTGTCAGAATTTGGCTCTGTAGGCGATTTTAACTCGGCTGGACTAGAAAGAGTGGCAGATTTCTTGCATCTGATCAAGTCTGGAGCCCCTAGACTAAGTTCTTACACCTCAGACAATGATTTATTGCCAAATTCTCACTCAAAAGCTACTCTTAGTTTTGAAAATGGCTTAACTGCATCGGCTTATGCCGAGCAGGAGCTGTTTGTTGAGCTAAAACCAGAAGATTTTTACAAAAATCCAGAAGAAATCATCTTTGCGATGGCAGAATTCTCTGGACTGGGCTACGAAACAATCCCAGTGTTCCGTGCAACTTGGAAAAGAGCAGTTTCAGACTCAGAAAACCCGTTTGAACGCGTTTCTACCTTAGCTACAGACCTGTATGCTAGTAAAGATGCAGACTTACTACCGAAACTAGAGAGTAATATCTAAATGAGCGAAATAGTTAGAGATTTTGACAGTCAATACGAGGGCTCAGATCCTCTAGAAAGCGTTATTATTGACCTAATCGAGTCTATCCACGTTTCTACCCCTGAAGAGCGTTGGACAACCGATGAGGCCGTTTTTACCGTTGCCGAAAGATCTCTAACTGCAAGCATTGACTTGCCTCAGGAAGTAAGACACTTTAACGCTGTTCGAGATGTCAACAGTTTCCTATCTTTAGCCAGTGTTGGCCTACCATCAAACGGTAGAGCTGAAAACACTGACCTACTTCCTATTGCCCACCCTGCATCTACTGCCCCACACTCTTTATCAGCTTCTGCGCTACGCCAAGAACGTGCTACTTGGATTGCATCTGACTTGCGTATCACCGACGAGTATGTACGCTCCGTTGTTGCTTCAGTTTATTCAAGCAACCCAACTTCAGTTGAGTTTACTTATCACCTAACTCGTATGCAGATGATTCCTCTTGAAGATCTTCCTGCAGATATTCACCTACTACCACTTATTGCATTTGGTAACCCATTTGCAGGTAAGAACGCCAGCGTTTATCGAGCAGCTAGAGCTAGAGCTCAAAGACGTGACCGTTACGGTCGATTTGCCTACATGGGTGGTGGCATTCGTTTTTATGCAAAGAAGCGTAATGGCCAGATAGTTTCTGTAGTTGGTAAAGTTGCTGGAAACAGCAAGGATGCTAATGGTATCGATGTTGAGATCAGAGATATTCTTGGATTCAAGAACGGTATCTACACAGTCCCAGCAAATACCACCGAAATGATTGAGGCTGTTCTTCCAGAACATGCTACATCTAAGATTGCAAACGTCCAGCAACATTCAGACGTTCCTTATGTTGATATCGCTCACATGATTCCAAAGGCTCTCCCAGATAACTGGGCTCCGACCAAAATTGCGGGCCAAGTTGCAGGACTAACCTCGGAAACAGCGTCTGGTCACTATGTCTCTGCCGATGGGTACGAAGTTAATGCTTATCACAACGAATCAGATGCCCTAAAACAGCGCGTAGAAGACGCTATAAAGAAGTTTGGTGCTCAGATTGTAGGAGAGACTGGAACTGACGTTCTAGACCCTTCACAGCCCGTTTATGAGGTTATTTCAAGCAAGCGTGGGCAGAATGAGGTTGTTGGCTATGCTCAGGACTGGGCATCTATTCAGCAACTAGCTGCTGGCGAGGA